GCTATGAAGGACTAAACCCCGCCGGGCTTGCGTATCGTAGCACAGGGTGCTACAGTTGGCAAGCCACTGAGCTTTTATGGATTATCAGCAATTTCTAGACCAAAAAACGCATGAGGGCGCAACTCACGGATTTGAGCCTGTGTTTATGCCGCCGCAGTTGTTTGATTTCCAGCAATCGCTGGTTAATTGGGCTGTACTTAAAGGACGTGCTGCAATCTTTGCCGACTGCGGGCTTGGCAAAACTGCCATGCAGCTTGCGTGGGCTGAAAACGTGGTCCGCTACACCAACAAGCCTGTACTAATCCTCACTCCATTGGCAGTAGCGGCTCAGACCATCCGCGAAGGCCAAAAATTTGGCATCGACTGCAATCGCAGCAGCGATGGCGCCGTGCCGGGTCGCATCGTAATTACTAATTACGAACGACTGGACCGGTTTAAACCGGTTGATTTTGCTGGTGTTGTATGCGACGAATCAAGCATTCTGAAATCGTTTGATGGTGCCCGCCGCAATGAAATCACTGACTTCATGCGCAAGGTTCCTTACCGGCTGCTGGCAACTGCCACTGCGGCGCCAAACGACTTTATTGAGCTTGGCACCAGTTCCGAAGCTCTTGGATACATGGGCCATATGGACATGTTGGCTCGATTTTTTAAAAACGACCAAAACAATTTGACCAGCCGGCGAATGTATGGCGAGGCGCCAAAGTGGCGGTTTAAAGGCCATTCGCAGCAACCTTTCTGGCGTTGGGTTACTAGCTGGGCTAGGGCTTGCCGTCAGCCTTCAGACCTTGGCTTTGATGATGGCCGGTTTATCTTGCCCGCATTGAATGAAAACGATCACCTGATAGAAACCAACACGGTGCCTGAAGGTATGTTGTTCGCTATACCAGCGACAGACCTTAGGGAGCAAAGAGCTGAAAAAAAGCGCACAGTTGCCGAGCGATGCGATCAAGTCGCCAGCATGGTTGCTGATACCGGCCAGCCTGCGCTGGTGTGGTGTCACTTAAACGAGGAGGGCGACTTACTTGAGCGGTTGATCCCAGATGCTATCCAAGTGTCTGGTAAAGACAAAGACGAGGTAAAGGAGCGTCGCTTAATTGATTTCGCCGAAGGTAAGTCAAGGGTATTAATTACAAAGCCCAAAATTGGCGCATGGGGGCTTAATTTTCAGATATGCAATCACATAACTTATTTTCCCTCGCATAGCTTTGAGCAGTATTACCAATCGGTTCGCCGTTGCTGGCGATTTGGTCAAAAGCGACCTGTAACTGTTGACATTATTCTGACCGAAGGCGAAAGGCGAATTATGCAAAACTTGCAACGCAAACGAGGTCAGGCTGAGCAAATGTTTGGCAACCTTGTTGCCGAAATGAACCACTCGCTGGATATCCAGCGCAAAGAATACAACACCACATCTATTGAGATCCCATCATGGCTATGATCACTGATCGCTACGCAATTTACAACGGCGATTGCATTGAAGTAATGCAAGAGCTGCCATCATCTTCTGTGCATTTTTCTATCTATTCCCCGCCGTTTGCTGGATTGTATGTTTACAGTTCAAATGAGCGCGACATTAGCAACTGCAAAGACTACGATCAATTTATGAGTCATTATGGCTTTGTAGTCAAAGATTTGCATAGGTTGACATTACCTGGTCGATTAACCGCTGTGCATTGCACGGATATATCAAGCGGCAACAGCGGCAAGGATTCACTGATTGATTTACCTGGCAAGATTATTGAGTTGCACCAGCAGCTTGGTTGGCATTTTGTAGCTCGCCATACGATATGGAAAGAGCCTTTATGGGTTCGCAATCGTACAATGGTAAAAAGTTTGGCTCACAAAACAATTGTAGATGATGGCGTTTATGCCGGTGTTGCTAGCGCTGATTACTTATTGATATTTCGACGCAGCGGCGAAAATACTATACCAGTTGCGCATCCAACCGGGCTTGATCATTATGCCGGCGAATGCCCTATACCTACTGAGCTACATAAGTATAAAGAATGGAAAGGCAAGCAAACTGAAAACCGTTTTAGCCATTGGATATGGCGCCGATATGCATCTTCTATTTGGGATGATATCAACATGGGCCGAGTGTTGCCGTTCCGCGATGGTAAAGATCCCGACGATGAAAAGCATGTGCATCCATTGCAATTGGATGTAATTGATCGCGCTATTTGCCTTAGATCAAATCCAGGCGAAACTGTACTAACTCCATTTATGGGCGTTGGCAGCGAAGTCTACGGCGCCGTTCAGCTTGGCCGTCGTGGTATTGGGATTGAACTAAAGGAATCATATTACAATCAAGCAATTAAAAACATGGAAATAGCTGTCGAAGATACTCGCATACCTGACCAAGGTTCATTATTAAACGAGCAAGGGGATTTAATGTGAAGCTTGCCCATCCAACCCACATACGCCTTACAGCGGAATTGTTGCGGCATTTAGACCAATGGCGCGGCGATCGGATGTCGCGCGCAACAGCAATCAGACTGCTCCTTGAGCAGGCGCTGGCGTCACAGAAATGAACCTATACCAAGAACTTGCGCGGCTGCCTAGCAGCTGGGGTTTTGTTGCCGTTGATGGTAAAAAAAGGCCATACCAAACAGCATGGCAAGACAACCCGCTCACAAAAGATGCACTTAGCGCCGAGCTAAATGGCGGCAGTGCAAAAGCTATTGGCGTGTGTTGCGGGGTGCCATCAGGTGGTTTGCTGTTCCTTGACCATGACGGCAAAAGCGCCAGTAATATCCTCCGCGATTGGGGTTGCCCCATGTCGCAACTGCCTAAATCATGGACCGTAACATCAGGCCGCGACGGTAGGTTTCAAGTTATCTACCAAGTGCCAGAGCAATACTGGGCAGATATTGCAACACGTAAATACAAATCAGGCATAAGCGATAGTGAAGGTAAACCAGAACAAATTGAACTGCGTTGGACCGGATGCCAATCTGTAGTAGCAGGCGCTCATCCATTAACTGCCGGTTACCACTGGATTAAAAATTACAGCCCAGACGACTTAGAAATTGCAACTGCACCGTTTGCATTAATCGAGCGGATGCTAAAGCCCGTCCCAGTCGCGGCCATAACAATAGAACCGCGCAACAGCCTTGACGATGCTGCACGCGCACGCTCATACCTAGCTGCATTATCGCCAGCCCGCGCTGACGATTACGACATGTGGCTAGAGATTGGCATGTCATTGCATAGCATTGGCGACGACAGCCTGATAAATGATTGGCAGTCATGGTCTGAGCAATCAGGCAAACACAAACCCGCCGATTGCACCAACAAATGGCGCAGCTTCAAGAAATCTGGCATCACGCTTGGCACGCTTGGCGATATGGCAAAAAAGGATGGCTGGCAATCACCCACACCGAAACCCAGGCGCATACTGTCACCATCAAGCCAAACGGCACCGATACTTACTAAACCTGAGAAACTTGAAGCTGCCGAGTTATTAGCTTTTTTGCGTAGCGAAGCCCAAGATATTAGGTTTAATACCTTCACCCAGCAAATTGAGATAAAGCAAGATCCAATCAAAGGGTTAGATCGTTTTTACCTTACGCTTGCAGAACGTGGCTACAAGGTATCAAAAGAATTAGCAATTGATTGCTTAGTTCAAGTTGCAAATGAGAACTCATACGACCCCGTTTGCGAATATTTAAATGATGTAGCCGCAAGGAACAACCCAGGCTATATAGACCGCCTCGCTACCACTTACCTGCGGCCATGTGATGCTGACATCAAGCAACCAACTATTTACGATGAGATGTTAAAACGTACCTTAATTGCAGCCGTTAGGCGTGCATTTGAACCTGGAGCCAAACATGATACCGCTTGCGTATTAATGGGTGATCAAGGTGCTTACAAATCCAGCTTTTGGGGTTGCCTCGGTGGCCCATTCTTTAGCGATGCGTTAGGCGATATATCGACAAAAGATGATCTTATGGTATTACATAGAAGCTGGATAATGGAATGGGCAGAATTAGACCATATAACAAATCGCAAGCACGCAGGTTTAGTAAAGTCGTTTTTATCACAATCAATTGACATCATGCGCGTGCCATACGGTAAAGCCGTTGAAGCATTTCCAAGGCGTGGGATTATCGTCGGCAGTACAAATAAATCAACTGGC